AACCCATTGATTGTAATGGGTCAACTTTAATTGGTCTGAACCCCATAAATCCTGCTAACTCTGGTCCTATATTTAATTCATCTCCACGTTTAGTAGGCACACCAAAAGCAGCTTGTCCTAATCTTTGAAACTGTCTGTACGATGGTGCAAGTGCAATTCCTAAATGTAAAAATTGAATTGCAGCCTTATCACCAGCAGGTGTTTGATCCGTGTATAACTGTTTACCCTCAGCTGTTCTACCACCTCTTACTGTTAAATCTGTTAAAGCTTCTGTCCAAATAGATTCAGATATAAATGGATTCATTATTTGAGCACCCGCTTCATTTACACCGTTAACAAAACCAGCTAACAAAGTTCTATCGTCTTGTTCGCCTGCAATAATATTATTAACTAAAGTTCTGTATGGTCTAGCTATCACATCATACGCATTACTGTGGCTAAAATCTATGTATCTTAGTTCACCATCTTCACCACGTATAGGCACTAAAGTAGAATTTTTTGACCACTCCGGTACGAATTGACGTAAGGCCTGTATCTCATCCTCTGTTACATCATATAAAAACTTAGCACCCTCAACTACAGTTTCTGGCACTACAACTAAAGTTGTAGCCATACCTGATATTCTTTTAAATCCTGTGCCATAGGTTCCATTTGTAATTGCGTTATTTTTAACAAGACCTTTTCCTTCTATAAAAATGTACGGAGTTACACTACTACCTCTAATTACTTCACCCGCAGCAGGTATATGTTTCATTTCTTTTAAACCTTGTTCTGCAATATTAGTTGTAGTTCTAATCATTTCTGCAGGGAATGACATAAAATTACCGATCGGTAATATTCTTGCAGTTTTAACAGCTGATCCAACATACGCATAATTTGGCACCGTGTTTTTAACTATTCTAGCTGCTTCTTGTTTTAATCCTTTAACAACTTCATCTGTTAGTTCTGCTCCTTGTGCAATGGCTGATTTTTTTAATCTATCTAATTCAACGACATAGTTTGTAATTTTCCATGTATCATCCTCGGCAACATATTTACCTTGAAAAAATTGACCTAATTTTTTTAATTTAGTCATAAAAGGTTTTAATATTGCGTCTGTATTAACAACTCCAGGATTAGCTGTAACATCTTTTAAAAGATTTATTAAATCTCCTATCTGTACTTGAGTATTTACAACACCTAACTCTAATAATTCTCTATACGCTTCTTGTGCTTTTGCACTGCCTGGTCCAAGTTTCAACAATCCTGATAAATCTATTCCTTGAGCAAATGCATTTTTTAATAAATTTGGTTGAGTTAAACCCTCAAACAATATACCGTTTGCACCTGCAAACGCACCAGCACTAAAGAAGTTACGTAAGTGTGTTGGTATAGATAAAACTGTTTTAGCAACCTGTGATATACCTTTTGGAAATAACAATAAATTTCTATAAAACCATGTAGCTGCTTTTTCTGCAGGGTTCGCACCCTCACGACCTCTAATAACAGATGTTAAACCAGCACCTATATCATTAATATTTCTAATACCATCAGCTATTTCTTTTGTTGTCCATTTAGTTGATAAAGGATTTACAATGCTATTACCTCCTGGTAGTTTTTGAATTACAGAATCTATTGGTACAATTTCTATACCTGTTTGTGGTGAGTTAACAGCTTGTTTTGCAAGATCTTCACTGTCCCAAAAAAATCCTCTTTTTCCCTCATTTTGTATTAATCTATTTTGTGTTGCAATATCTTCTAAATATGTTGCGGTTCTGGCAACAGCAGATAAATTAGTCATTGCATTAAATATAGAGTATCTTGGATCTTCTATTTCACCAAACAACTGTCTAAAAACTTTACTGCCTTTACCAGTTGCTCCATCAAATTTTTTAGTTTTAGCCATGGATGTGCCATCAGTATATTTTACGTCTGGTAAACCAGCCGGTTTCTTTTTAATTTGCACTTGATTTATAATATCATCTACTAAAAATTTTGCTCTTTCATAGTAATCACTGCTTTCAGGATTAAAAGGTTTAGTTCTAGTTTTATCTGTTTTTGATAAATACCTTCTAAATAAATTTATAGCGTTAGCGTATGCTTCATCTGTTGGTTCAAACTTTTGAAATAATTTAAACAAACCTTTTGGTTTTTGAAATATTCTATATGTTCCACCTAACCAACCTTCTATTCTATCTTTCATAATTTTTTGTAAATCTTTTGCACCAGTTTTAATTTTACCCTCCGCGTTTCTTTCTAATATTTTAATTAAATTAGTAAATTCACCTCTAGCATTATTTAAATTTAAAACTATGTTTTGTATATTTTCTTCACCTAATTTTTTTGTTTTTAAAAAATCAACAAGATCATCTATTGCTTTTGGATTTAATTCTTTGCTTAAATCTCCTTCAAATAACACGTCATTTAATTTTTTATAAAACGCAACCTGTTCTTTGTTTGTTGAAGTATCAAAAAATTTACCTGTCCTAGGATATAATTTATCTACTTCTTTTGTTATATTTTCTACTATTTCTCTTGCTCTAAAAGTATCTCTAGCTTTTAATCCTGCCTTTGCCATTTCGGACTCAAAAACCTCTTGTGGTAAATCACCTCTAGGTCTAAACGGAGATCCTATATATCTATCCACCCATCTCTCAAAAGAACTATTGCTATACGCTAAATCTTTTCCTCTTTTTGCAAGAGCTTTACCACCAGCACCAATACCATAAACAAAGGGTGTTATAAATATAGACTCTGCTCCAAACTTTAATCTATTTAATAATTTTCTACTAGCATCATCTCTACCCTCTAATTCTAAAGTATCTAATGATGTTGGCCCGTCAAAAAAATCTCCAAAAGTTCCAATCTCTTCTACGTCTGCAACTAATGTTTCTCCTGTAGCACCACCAAAAACTCCTGCTGCAAATCTTTTTGTGCCATCAGGTATTCTATCATTTAATTTTTTTGCTTGCTCCATGCCTTTCATAACATTTTTAGATTTAAAATTGGCGTAGTTTCCTGCTTTCTTTGCTTTAATAGCTCTGTCTGCTAGTTTAGTTGCAACTTTAAAACCTGCTCCACCTGGTATACCAATCTGTGTAAACGTTTCTACGAGTCTACCTATAACTCTGTCTTGAGCCGCGTCTTCAAATATATTTATACTATCAAAAAATTTTTCTACTTCACCTGCTGTATTAGAATCTGCTCCAAGATCAATGAGTTCCGCTCCAAGAGAGGTAACCCCCTCTACAGTTTTCAATATACCAGATGCAAGACCCGCACCAATTGATGTATACCAACTAGTATCGTTGTTTTGTTCTGCGGGTAAGAGAGGTACAAATTTAGTCAAGGTCTACTCCTATTGGTTGTAGAACTGCGCATCAAAATCAGAATCACTCATGATATCAAAGCCTTGATCTTTGCTTTTTTCTTGTATTTCATCAATAACCTTTGGAAGATAGAATCCATAAGCTTTTTCTAATCGTTTTTTTTCTTTTTCTGAAATTACTTTTTTAGCATTAGCATCAAGTATCTTGTCACCATCTGTTTCTATTGTTTGTCCAGGTTTTGTTGTTCCTGGTTCAAAAGGCACAAAACCAAGGTTGTTGTTTGCATCTTTTTTTAATACAAAAGTTTGCCCTGAGTTAATATCAAAGAATACTTTACCTATTTTATTTTTGTTTTGGTTAATAAATCTTTTTGCAGCGCTTACATCTGTTAAATCTGTTTCTATAATACCACCTATTTGAGTGCCACCAACCTGTGCTACTAGTTCAGGTCTTACTTCTAAAAAGAATTTAGCTTTGTTTGTTGCTTTATTTAAGTCACCATCATAGTCGGATAGATACACTGATGCTAACTCTTCAACAGTTATACCTTTGTCTTCACTTAATTTCATTTGAGCTATATTTTCTCTTGATGTGATTAACTTATCTGTTTCTGCAGCTTTTGCTTCTATCTCTGCTTCCGACATTTTTTGTTGAGCAGCTATTAAATCTTTTTGTTGTCCCTCTTTAAACTCTCTGTCTTCTAATCTTTTTTTAGCATCAAAGTCTCTTTCAGATTGTGTTAATGCTCTTCTC